TACCAACTGACCCTACCGAACCAACTGACCCTACCGAACCAACTGACCCTACCGAGCCTACAAGCCCAACGACACCAGAGCCTACGACTCCGACAGAGCCGAAACATGAAGAAATTATTCCAGAGCTCATCGCAGTAGCCAATAATAGGCTTTTTCTCGTAGATAGAAGTGGATATATTTACTACTCTCAGGTAGGTGTTTTAGATGCTTTTGATGAGACATTAGGGGCTGGCAAATTCGGTGGTTTTTATGATGATACCTCTAAGATACTGTCCATAGAGGACTTTATGGACGGAGTTCTGCTGTGTAAGGAGAACGGAATATATTACTGTACAATATCTAATACTGAATTAACAGTAAAGAAAATTTCCCAAGCAGCTCAGAAATATTCATCTGACCACGTTATAGTAGGCGAGAAAGTCTTTGCTTATGATTGTAATACTGGTTCTATTGTAAATGCTGTAGCTGTAAACGTATTTGGAGCTATGGTGTCAGGTAAACCTGTAGTAACTTCAGATTACCTCGATGCTGAAAACAGTGGCATTAACGCGTCAAAAAGATGGCTAACTTACAACGCTGAGAGCGAAGTATTCATTTTATACTACGGAGAAAACCTCAATAGAGGGCTTGTAATTACTAGCGTAGGTACTTTATTCCCTAGAGAAATATCCCCTGCTATTTCAGGTTTTACTGGTTTTAACCAAGGTGTAGTATTCATTACTGACGAGGGAGCTATTGCACAGGATTTCAAAAAAGGAACTATGATACCTAGAATGTCTTGCGTAGCAGTATTTGAACCTATCGCTCTAAGAGGTAATAGGAAATTATGTTCCACCCTAATGGAAATTACCGAACTAAATGGTATTAGTTACAATCTTTCAACAAGAAATGCGGGTTCTTCATTCCAAGTAATTAAGCCTTCGTTTAACTTGGCTGAGGGAAATGAAAAGTACCTAGCCCCCCTCCTCTACTCAGAAAGCAGGTATTTAAATGAAAGCTTCTCAATGGAAAGTAAATGGGCGAGAAAAGAAAGTAACGTTTCACGTACTGCACAACCTATGAGTGGTAATGAAGGTATTTCAATCTCACTTGAATTTCCAGCAGATACTGCATTTTGTTTAGCGAATATATCTTTGCCAGACTTCAGTATGGGAGAATAGCCCGATAGGGCGACGTAGCTCTACGCTATGCTTGAGACTTAGGAGAGTAATAAAATGATAGAACGAGTAATAACAGTAGAAGATTTAGACTTATATCGCAACGATATATTAGAGATGTTTAAGGATTGTTCAAGAGTCTTTGATGAACAAAATTTCCTCAAGACTGTAGACAAGTCATCTTATCTTGATTATATCGAAAGATTTATTACTGGAAATGACAGCCAAGTAATTGGGATATTCGACAATACTCAAACGTTCCTTTACGGGTTAGTAATACTTGACAGTATAAGAATGCTAAGCCTTCAAGAGTCCTGTGCAGAAGTACACGTCCTTACAAGCAAATCTATCTTCGGACAAGTATTAAGACATTCTTACGAGAAAATTCTTAACGAGATAATTCCTTTTGCAGTACTTTACTGCCACATACCTAGAGCAGCAGTATTCGCATCTAAGCTCGTGAAGGATATAGGGTTTAAGAAAACGGGGTACATCCCCGCAGCTCTCCCTTATTCTAATTCTAGAGGGGAAGTAAAAATGTCAGACTTATTAATATATGTATTGGATAGAAGGTGACTAATGACAAAATTTAAACGCAAAAAAATAACGGTAGATGAAGCTGGAAGGAAACACGGATTTAGGAGTGGACTTGAGGATAAGATAATTAAACAGTTGGAAGAATACGGTCTTGACCCTAAATATGAAAGTGTAAAGCTTCCGTATGTAATCCCCGAAAGCCATCACATCTACACGCCCGACTTCCCTGTATGTAATAGTATAGTAATCGAAACCAAAGGTAGATGGGTACTTGAAGATAGGCAGAAAATGCTTTTGATGATTGAACAACATCCAGAGATAGAGTTTAGAATGGTGTTCTACAATGCTAACCAGAAAATTAAAAAAGGAAGTAAAACAACGTATGGTATGTGGTGCGATAAGCATAATATCAAATGGGCTGATAAAACAATCCCTGAAGAATGGATAAAAGAGATATTCGACAAGCTCGCTACAGAGGACGATTAAGGGTACGCCCTGACGGGCTAAGAAGGGGATGTGCTATAATAATTATATAGATAAAATACAGGAGTAAACACTTACTATGTCTAAACAAATGAAAGTAAAGCAGACTGATTACACGAAGGGTGGCAGAGATATATCTAATACCGCCATTCCGTTATATCAGAATAATCTGACCAGAATGGATGAATACCTAGCTGACCCTATGGCAGCTCAAGATGAGTATATGAATAAGTATTACAATGCTAATACCGCACAGAATACTGATTTTAGAAGGGCGTATCAAAGAGATATGGCTAAAATGACTGCCAATAATTATGCAGCTACTAACGGTGGTTATTCGTCTCTTGGTAATAGGTCATATACAGATAATCAAAGAAATTGGAATGATTACGCTGCAAGGCTATTTGACCAAGGTGTAACTAATTCGTACAATATGGCTAGTCAAGATTATAATAATATGCTAAACGCTAACAGTGCCTATGCGAATGCCTACAAGCTAGGAGAAGATTACTCTCGTATTGACCAGTACAATGACCAAGTTGACCAAGCTAATGGACAGTGGTGGAATAGCTTAATGGATGCTGCAGGTGATGCGGGTATGGCTTCAGGCAATCCTTGGGGTATGGCTATTGGTGCTGCTTTGAAAACAGGTGCTGGCATGACCAGAAAAGATATGACTTTAAGCAGTCCGTATGCGTCTAGCTCAGGAAGTACCGGCGCTAGCCAACAATCATCCGACACTTCTCAGTCAGCGGGTATGTTTGGCAAACAGATGTCTGACATTATCTCGGGCATTTATGGTAGTAGAAAAGCTGGTAAGGGCTGGAAAGATAGTCTCAAACCGTCAGTTTGGGGAAGCGTAGCAGGAGGAAAAAATGGCTAATTCAAATAATAAGAGTACGCCTTCACAGGCTAACATAGACCGTGCAAAACGAAGACTTAAAAGATTTGCTAGTGCTGCGAAGCAGACAGCAAGTGACACTAAGCGAACAGTTAAGCAAGCTGCAAAAGATGCAAAAAGTACTGCTAAGAAAGTCGTAAATGATACTGCTGCTAAGGGTAAAGCTGTCGGTAAAAAAGTCACCTCTGACGGTAGAGCTATCGGCAAACAGATGACTGAAAAACTAAAACAGTTATCCAATCAAGGTCGCCCTAGCTCATCTGCTAAAGCTACTACAAAAGCAGTAACAGATACTAGTAAGCCAAGCTTAGGTAGTAAAGCGATGAGCGGGTTAAAAGGTGGTGCTAAGTGGGGAGGTATAGTCACTGTAGGTGCTCTAGCTTTAGATATTGCTCAGCAGTACGCTCACGGAGGCTGGGCTCAAGTCAAGGCGACTATGCCTGCTATGCTTGCATCTTATGGTCCTTCTGCTGTAGCTACAGCTTTGGGTAGTGCTTTGGGTAGCATGATATCCCCTGGAGTAGGCTCTGTTGTGGGGGCTGGTGCAGGAATGGCTACCAATGCTATTGTTAATTACCTTATGGAAGGACAACCCGAACAGGTTAGACAAGAAGTAGTGAAGAGTGTGCAGAAGAGTCAACCAGTTCAACAACAAGCAATACCTACACAACAACAGTCACAACAAGCCCTATCTCGCATGGTAAGTGACGGTGGTAGTACTAATATAGGTCAAGCTGGACAACCAGTGGCTGCAAGCGATATACAGCAAATTATTATTGAAGAAGCTAATAGGGCTGGGGTAAGTCCTGCTCTAATGTTAGCAATAGCTAATCAGGAAAGTGGATTTAATCCTAATGCCGTAGGTGATAAGAGCTTAGGTGGCTCTTACGGACTCTTCCAGATACATAAGCCTTCTCACCCTGATTATACTGGTGGTTTTGACCCTAGGGCTAATGCAGCTTACGCTTCTAAGATGATGAAGGGTTTACTTGCTAAATACGGTGGAAATATTGATAAAGCTATTATGGCTTATAATGCTGGCGGAGGAAACGTGGACAGAGGAACTATTCCTGCTAGTACACGAGCGTACTTGGCAAATGTAAAAGCTGGCTTAGGTAGATTTGGAAATGTAGTACCTAGAGGTCAGGGTAATGACACATTGGCTAGTATACAAAATCAACCATTAACAGGTCAAGTTCAGGCAGATGTAATAGCAGCAGGTACGTCACCTCAACAACAAGGTTATCCTATTGCTTATAATCCGTCCACAGGTCAGATAACTGGTGGAGCTGGAAGTATCAACGACTATGCTGCTGCATTGAATTCGTTTGTCCAAGACCAGAAATCTAACAATGCTGAGTTAGTAAAAGAAGGTATGACCTTAAATAAAGATGCTCTTGATGAACAAAGAAGATTTAGAGAAGAAGCTCGAGAAGGTACTTACACTCCTAAAGAAGCTGCAGCTTTATATCTTGACTATGTAAATCAACAATCCCAAAATCAACCTCAACAAATTCCTTACGATATTAATATAGACGGTTATTGGAGAGCAGTTGCTAGGGATAATGCTTACGCCTCTGCAGGTGTACAAACCAATTACGCTCAACAATACCTGAATAATGCTAAGATGGCTCAGATGTTGCAACAAGCTAAACTTACAGGAGTCTCTCCTGATATGTTAGGCCAACAGAGCGAAGCTCAAATGGCTAGAGAAAAACTCATAGCAGATTTGGCTGGTAAGGCTATGCAGTACGGCGGAGCCCAAGGTATGACAGACTACGCTAAGAATATTGCAGATTTGTCTGGTAATAACATTGACTTATACACGGAACTTCTTAAGGCTAATAATGGTAACGTTCAAAAGGCTATGGAACAACTTACCACTATTCAAAATAGGTTGTTACAAAATCAACAAGAGACTTATAACACAAATATAAACTCTCAGACTGATTTAACGAAGACTGGAATGCAAGGTGCGAATGCTATCAATACTGCAAAAGTTCAAGGTGAATATAATTTGCAAGGCGAACGTATGAAATTGGATGACCCTTACAATCAATTCAAAGCTATAACCACTGGAGCTCAAGCTCTGCAATATGACCCTGCAGCAGCTAGTCGGTTTATTAGAGGTATTGGCCCTCGCATATTGGGTACTGTAGCCCCTGGTTTTGACCCTAATAACGTTGGCGGTTTAAATCCACAGGCAGCTCCTTCGGTAGGCAATCCCGTACAAGGTGAGAGCTTCGGCGACAAATTCGTCAGAATATTAAAAGAGTCTAATGCTAAAAAGGAATAGTTTCTAATGAGCACTCAATATAACCCCTATCAATTCGCACAGACCGTCCTAGGTCAGACTCAGGTTGCTCCAGTTGATATAGAAGCTCTCCGAGCTGATTTGGCTAACAGGTATGGCGTTTCACAACAAACTCAAGTCGACCCTGAATACTTGGCTAAGTGGCAAGCTATGAACAGTCCTGAAGTACAGGCTGCAGCTAATCAACCGTACGTTCCCTCTTGGATGGAACCTTCTCTTAATCCTATAACTAACTTTCAAAGAGATATTGTTAGGATGGGTACTGGGTTAATTAACCAAGGTAAGCATATCATAAATAACCCTGTAGGAAGTGCTAAGTCTGCTATTAGATATCTATTAACTCACAATCCAAGAGAGATTAATAGAGACTTCTTTGATGCTCAGTTAAATAATTACAATCTAAGTACTGCACAATTAGTAAATCAACCATTGAGTGAAAGTGTTAAAGATGCCGTTGCAGGTATATACACTAACCCTGCCTCTGCAGCTATAGACTTAATTTCTCTTGGTGGATTACACGGTGCTGATAAAGTTGCTAAGGCTGTCAATAAAACTGTAGGGAAAAGAATTCTTCCAACGTCCGTAGGTAGTGACGTAGAAAAGGGCATTCTAGCTAGTAGAGCTGACGTATCGAGGAATGTGCAAAAGTATAGAGAGAAGTTAAATCCGTTAAAAGGATTAAACGATACTGATTTAGCGAAAGTTGTAGAGTCGGCTGAAACTGGCAGTAAATTGCCTGAGCATCTAAAGCCTTATAAAGAAGCTTTAAGAGAACAGTATTACGACTTTGATAACTTGGTAAAGAATTATTCCCCTCAAACTTACGTAGCTCCAGATGAGCTATCTGTAATTCAGAAAATTGCTAGAGATGAAAATAAGACCGTTAACTACGTACGTAAAGAAGTAACACCATATCTGCAAATGGCGGATGATGAGCTATCAGTTTTGGCTAAATCAAACAAAATTGCAGACAAGGTAGTAGAAGCTAAGCAACTGTACAATAAAGGGGAAATCTTCCCTGTAACACACGGTATCGCTGAAGTTGCAAAAGATGCTCCTGACGCTATCGCTGATACTAGTAATATTGTTCGTAACGGTAGATTTAGCACTAGAGAGTACGGTAATGCTGCTTATGAAGACATCGCCAAGCAATTACAAAACCCTGCAGAATTCTTAGAAGGCTTGCAAAGACAATTTGAATTAGGGCAACTAACTAAAGAATTAAGACAGGGTAAGATTGGTAATATCGATGTAGCTCCTATGCCTAATGCTAAGCCTAAAGATATTATCTACATTGATGCAGATAAGTTAGAAGCAAACGGTATAGTTGAAGCCTTAAATAAAGCATCTTCAGAAGCTAAAAGTCCTGCCGACATTGCTGTAGATAAACTAACTGCTCAAGAGTTAGCTAAACAGTTACAAAGCGGTTACGGCTCCTCGGCATTTAAAGGTGTAGCCAAAGATGTAGAGTCTCTCACAAAAGCTACAGCCTTAGGTTCAGGTGCTTATATTTTTGGTAACGTTGGGTCAGGTACTATTAACGCTTTAATTGAGAGCGGAGCTATGCTACCTGTAGACGTTATTAATGCTCTCCGAACTAGAGGGCAATTAGCGAAAAACGTTGGTGCTTATAGAGATGTTTACCTTCCAAAAGTAAATCCTATTAAAACTCAAGGATTAAAACAGATAGGATGGCTTGGTGAACGAACTGGCGGACAGTTATTAAGACGAGCTGATGCTGCCGTTCAAAACGGTTTTGCAGAAATAGGTTTGCATAGAGCTTTAAGAAGAGCTGGTATATCTGCAAAGGATAGAAGTAAAATTCTAGCTGAAGGTAATCTTGATAAACAAACATTAGGTCAAGCTATTCAAGATGCTCGTAATGCAGCTTTAATGAACTCGGAGAATACTATCTTCTCAAACGGGTTAACCGAACTAGGTTCTATGACTAACCCATTCTGGAGATGGACAGATACCGCAGCTAGAAATACTATTAGACAATTTGAAACTCATCCATTTATTACTAATATGGTTTTATCAAACTATCTAGCAAATATAGGGCTTAACAGAGAGATGCAGGAAAGAGCTAATATTGGTATTAAAACGGATGCTCCGATGAAGTCTTTCGTTATGGATGCTAGAAGCGGGCAGTTAAAGACATTCACAACTGAATATATCGCACAGTTGAATACTGCTAAATTATTGGCTGACCCTAAAGAAGCCTTAATGAGCTCAGGTGATACTACTATCGGATGGGTAATTAACCTTTTAAAAGGTAAGGATAAATACGGTAGAGCATTCCAAAGAGCTCAGAAATCTACAGATAGTAACTTAGCTGCTGTTGTAGGTGGAGTAAGAAAGACTTGGAACCCTAAGACTGGAGAATTCACTAGAGATGAAAGTGATATTAAAGTGTCTGAATACATCAATGAATTCTTACATAACGCATCTCCATCTGTTGCTTTACTTAACAAGACAGTTTTTCCTATCGCTGCTGAAGCAACTGGTAATGTTTACTTACAACCTTATGCAGGTAGTACGTTCGGAACTTTCTTGCCTAAGAGAAACTTCGGGTATGATATGAAGGGTAGACCTGTAGTAGTTGATAGAGCTGGTAATATAGACGATAATGCTAACGCTATATTCGGAGGTAACATTAACAGACCTAGAATGTTACAGGATATAGAGTCCTCAATGACTTCATCCTATGTAGCTCCTTACTACGAAGGCGAAGAAAGACCTATTCCTTCAAGTATGGAAATTAGACAGATACTTAGAAATAATGCTCGTGGTAGCATTCAACGTGGAGGATATTATCACAGATGACGGATACGAATAGACATATAGAACCTTTAACTCTTCCCAGACCTGACTGGTACGACCAAGTCTCAGTAGACGAAACTACAGGAGAAATTATAGGTAGAATATATAAGGATGCACTTATTGAAAACTTCAATGCTATCGAAGAGAAATTAAATTATCTCGGAACACTAGAAGCTAAAGATATTATTCTTCCAGTATTCTCGGAGATGGATTATCCTGATGTCACATTGGACAGTCCTGACAATAAAGTAGTCAACCTTAAATCATTGCTTACTATCTTGAACTGTATTGGTATTCCTTTAGAATGCGATATGTCGGGAAGTAATGTAATAGCTAAGTTAACTTACTACAGTACAGATATAAGTAAGGTACAATTAAAGAATATAAGACTAACTGGTGTATCTACAGATAAACCGTACGTAATTCTTGACTATTCCAAGAAGACAAAAGAAACATGTGTAGAAGTTGCAGCAGAATTGCCTACAGATATGACTAACAAGCTTCTTCTAGCTTTCTATTCTAAAGGTAAACTTCTATGCTTAGATGCTGCACATAACTGTGACGTTAACCTTCTCGAGATACTTTCCAGAATGTCTGTTGAGGCTTATGATATAGTAACTCCGACAGATGGTTCTTACAGAAATACTTCAACGGTAGGCTTCCCTATCATGAGAGGTGGTAGAACTGTAGGTTATCAAAACTTTGAAAGCAAGTCGGGTAATTTAAGTGGTACTTATACCGATATGGGAAGAATAAAGAAAAGGACGTAATAATAGTCTGGAGGACGTAATACATTATGACATTCGACTTTTTTAATACATCATTACTTGCTTTTGGTGATAAATTAACAACTGCTTTTACACAGCTTGAGAACTTAATGGCTGAGACTAATAAACACTTAGATAATCTTATTAACAATCAGGCTATTTGGCAGTTATATAAAGACAGAGCTTACGAGGTACCAGTACCTACTAAACCAACCAATGCAGCCCGAGTAAAGGACTGCTTAGAGATACTCAAGAAAGCTAATACTGCTATCGAAACTGAATATAAGGATGACCAACTATCTGTACGTTGGCTTTTGTTTAATAACTCAGGATGGAGATTTACAGTAGCTCAAGGGAGTACAACTCTAAAAGATGGCTACGCTTTCGTCTCTCCTTCCATCTCAAATAATGCACCGTACAGGTCAATCAAGTTTGTTGAGGATAAAAGTGAAATGACTTCAGGTGATAGAAGAATGTTTCATTTCCACATAGATAGCGATAATAACATCTGGTTGGAAGATGGGTCAAGTGACCTCGTTGATTACATCCCTTGTGATTTTTCTAACTACACTTCAATCTCGGATGGAGGAGTTGTAACTAATCCGTATACTGCCAAAGATTATGAATGCGTATGTGCAGTAGGAGCTCAGGGTTCCTCTAACGTTTATTTTAATGGGAAAAGAGTTTTATCTTTAGGTGATGTAGCATTTAGATATATCATTCTTTACCTCAAGCCTGAAGATGTAGTTAAATCAGATAATTATATATTCAAAGTAAAATATAATAAGGAGGCTTAAACATGGTAAAAGACTTTAGAGGACAGGTAAAAATATCTGAAGTTAAGGCTGAGTTCGACTATCTCCTTACTACAATCAACAATACTATTGACTTATTTAATCAATCTGAAGTAATGTCTGAAGAAATTGACTTCAGTAATGTTTCACCTAATATAGCTCCAACTGACTACACTTTATCAGTGGGCGGTCTTAAGAAGATATTAGAAGCTTACAACGGAGCTATCGTAGGTTGTAGAGTATTCCGTGTAGGCACAGATAAGTACTATATCACTGAAGGTTTATTAATAACTAGTGAAATAGCTAATGGAGTTAGTAAACCTAAAATAGTCAGAATACAGGGTGGAATATTGAACGGTAGCGGTAGCCATATCTACTACTCACCTTCTAATAAAGAATTCTACTGGGATGCTACAGGCACTTCTACTGGAACTTCGGTAACTGTACCTACTTGGACTTCAAATAACTCCTGTGGTAGTATTAATGCTGTTAGTTGGTCAAATCACGTAAGTTCAGACCAAGCTAATTCTGCTAATATTCACAAAGCTTTTGCAGGTACTGATTATATAGTCTGTGAATTAGAGCTAGCTAGTCAAACGTCATTCGGTTTCGACTGGGTATTACCACAAAAGTCCAAGACTAAAGAAATGACTATTAACTTACCCGCTGCTGGAGATACGTTGAATAAGTTCGGCACTTCAGTTGTAGTTAGCACGGATGCTGGTGAAGTTCTTTGCAATGTAAGTTCTACTGGTGGAAATGTCAAAGTGAATGCTAGTGCAAAATATTGCACTGCTGTTAAATTTAGATTTGCGGGTGGTACTACAATGAATATTGGTCAAGGTACTACAGGTGGTATTCGTATTAATAGAATTAATGCAGGAGATGCTTTAATCGTCGAGGAAAAAACTGCTGTAAAGGACGACGTAACGGATTTGATACATATAACTAAAGTTAACTGTAAACGCACATCTACCCCTCTCGTAGCTACTCAAGAATTCGGTTTGTACGGAGAGACTTGTGGATATATAACCTCAGGTCAGTACTATGCAGGGGATATCAATAATAATATCGGTATTAACAACGACACTGATTTTAGGTTTATTTCTGGATTGGCAAGATACCCCGATAGGGATGGCACTGATGTTACTTTATTCGGACGTCACGTCTGGATGGATTTCAGAACTGAAGGAGATAGAGCGAAAGCTTATTCTACTCAAGTAGCTAGACTATTCATCCCGCCAAAACAGGGAGACCCGTTCGGCTATCCTAAAGGTATGCCTGTAACTAAGAGTTCTTCATACAAGTTCTCTCGATAACTTTTATTTTTGTTTCTCTTTATTTATATTCACATATTCCTCCGACCGTTTCAATCATTTGAGACGGTTTTTCTTTTTGAAGTCCGACAGGACGGGTTTTAAAAGAAACGTGATATAATGATTATAAGTGAAGACTAAATATTTAACAAAGGATGGTATATTTATGTCACTTTATATTGATGCTGTTGTGGTCAAAGGAACCAGAAGAATATTCGGCTGCACAGTAAATACTAAAACTCAAAACGAAGCTAAGGATGAATTTGCACCGCTAGATTTAACACCTTACTCCGTCAGGTTCCGTGTGTTAGGAAGTGCTACGGCAGATGCAAAAGTACTTCTCGAAAAGATTATAACACAGACTACCAACGAGGAAAGTACAGGAGTTATTAATGATGCCGAGAATGGACAATTTGAATTCGTTATTAACATTGCTGATACACAGTTACTCGGATTGGGTAAATTTGCTATTATGATAGAACTTTTAGATGCTAATACTTTAGAACCTCAGATTACGCTCACCGAAGGTGGGTATAATGGAGAGTTCAACAAGTTGCAAATAGTACAGTCGTAGGAAGGAGCAAAGATGGCGAACGACGCAAATTTTAACTTCTATCTCAATCGTCAAGGGGCGAGAGGTCAAAAGGGTGAAAAGGGAGACCAAGGCTTCAGTCCTTCTATCACCGTAAATGCAAACACTGCAGATGAGTACACTCTACTCATCCAAAACGAGTATGATAGTTTCGTTACTGATAATGTTCGCCCTACGTATGATGATAGAGGTGGAACGTATGTAAGAGTTGATAGAGCTAATAATGTTCAGTACTTTGGTAGTGCCGATATAGCAACTATAGCCAATTATGGCGAGGTTAAACTAGCTCAGGCTAGTGACTTAGCTTCAACGGTAGACGTAGGTAATTCCAACGTAATTACGGTAGAATTATTGAAAACTTGGTTTGATGGTCAACTCGCAGATAATCTAGTAACTACTACGAATAACGTCACTATTCAAGGACAGAAAGTATTCGCAACTCCAACCCGATTTATGGACACTGTTCGTGTTGGAAATAGATTAGTAGTTTCACAGGATGATGCTGGAACTATAACTTTTGATAGCAGTGACACTGGTACTGTAATAGGTACTAAACTCACATCTACAGGTGATGCAAGTTTTAGCCAAAACGTGGAAGTGGATGGAATTGCCACTATAAAAGGCGGCTTGAATGTAGCAGGTAATGCAGTAATCAGCAGCCCACAGATGGGTAATACTACTATTAACGGAGCTTTAACCACTAAAGCTGATATTAATATACAGGGGCAAGACGTCCACCTTCAGCACGCTAACCCTACTATGTATTTAAAAAATATGGGTGGAACTAACGAAATTGAAATTTTTAGAGGATTATTTACTGCTGGAAATCCTAATCCTGCTGACAATTATTTAAACTTAGGACATAGTCAATTACAACTTAATTTAACTGGTAAAGCTATTAAGGCTAACGGGAAAGAGGTAGCTACTGCTGATACTGTAGATGCAATGCAAAGTGATTTAAATATAGCTAAGCAAGATATAGTTGAAGCTCAGGGTGATATAGATAACCTTCAGATGAATAAGCAGGATAAATTAACCGCTGGCACTGGTATCACTATCGATGCGGACAACGTAATATCCGCTACTGGAGGTGTCGTAGACCTACCTATCGCTAGTCGTACTACTCTCGGCGGTATTAAGGTAGGCGAGAATTTGACCATCTCTGAAGATGGAACCTTATCCGCTACAGGTGGAGGCGGTGGCACTGGAGATGTAAGTGCTGCTGGTGATAACACCTTTACTGGAGAAAATACTTTCAATGGAGTAGTAAATTTAAACGGAGTTAGTACTGCTGAAAACCTTACTGTTAAGAGAAATCTTACTTCTAACGGAGAGATTAACGCAGTATCAATCAAAACAACAGGACTTCGTTCCGACGATATTAAGACTACTGCTGATAAGAAATATCTCACTGAAGTGGACGTAGATAATCAGACTATTCAGGTAGTTGATGGAAAATTACACTCAAATCTGGATGACTTAGGTGATGAAGTCAACGGCCTTACGGGCGAAGTTAACACGTTATCTGGAGAAGTTGCTGGGTTATCTGGAGACGTAACTACTCTACAAAGTAATATGAACAGTAAACAGAATAGGTTAACCGCTGGGGATGGTATTTCTATTGTACAAAAATATGCCAACGAACTCGAAAAAGTTTATTACGATAGTAGTGGCAATGTATTGTCCAATGTTACTAATTATGAGGTTAAATATGGACAGCCGAATAATTTATTCGTTTATGATAATTTAAACCTCAGTAATAAGTTTGAATTCTCAGTACGAATACCGACCTCTGCATTAGGCTCATCAAAAAAACAACTCGCTGTTAATTTCAGTAGCACTTTTAATAATAATTACAGTGATGGAGCTGGTATTCAAATTTTAAAAAGCAATTCTGGATTAACGTATCAGATGGGGCTTATGGCGAGAAATTTCAACTGGAGAACTAATAAAACCTTCTCTTACGAGTCTGTTCCTGACTACTTTGATGTTACTGTTACAAGGGCTGATAATAGCACCAAAACCCTACATTTAAAATTCCAATGTCCATTAGACTCCAGTGCTTACGAATTTGATTGGGATGATAGTACCGACTATGGTGACATATTCCCTTTAAATAGCAGCGGCTTACATTTAATGATAGCTATGAGAGGGGAGGAGCCATTTATTGCAGACCTTTCTAACATTAACTTTAGTTATGCTAGTCTTGGTGAACTGAAGACTACAATCTCGTCTACCGTCCAAGTGCCTACTAAAACTTCGGAGTTAACTAACGATAGTGGTTTTATCACGGCAGATGCTATTCCGAGTCCGGACTTATCTGCATATCCTGCAGCGACATTACCAGTAAATAACTGTGTATTAGCAATGCCTACGGCTCCTACCTTTGACGGTACTAATGTAAAAGTTTACACAGGAACTAAGGTAGCTATACCTAACGGCTTAAATGCTGACGGTACTTACAAATCTAATATCGTAACTTTAACGGCTGATGCTACTATTGACCAGTCGACCTTTAATGGCGATGTAACGTTAATGTTAAAATCTGACGGTACTATTGACCAGACGGCTTACCGTCACTTTGAAGTAGATGATATTTCAACCATTACAACTCTAACAGCTTACTGTTGGTATTACGACAGAAAGACTAATAATCACTACTTAGCCTCATCTAAAGGAGCTAAACAAGGACCTTACCAAAGGATTAAGATAGGTAGTTATAATCAAGCTGAAGCTGCTACTACAAAGTACTTTAAAATTTACAAGCCTATTGCATTAGAAAAGTTAGACATTACAGGTTCTTGTATGCCTGATTACACTGCGGAGGTTACTCTTTCGTACGCTCAGAAGTTCTCAGCCCCAGTTGACGGATGTCTCTACGCTCAAGGTCAAAGTATATATGGCGGACACCCAGTAGTATGTACTTTATATCTGCCTGACGGTACTAAAATAAAAGATTTTACAGTAATATCAGGCGAAAACGTACAGTTCAAGGGAAGTTCGATTTGTCTATTCATTATACCTAAAGGATATTCTTGTAAGGTGGAGGGCGGAGAAGGCTATAATGTCGTATTCTACCCATTAAAAGGAGCAAACTAATGATTAAATACGCAAAAATTACAAACGAAGAAACTGGCTTATGCAATGTAGGGACTGGTATTAATATCGATTTCTACAAGTCAATCGGTATGACTGAATTGGATGTTCAACAATCCGATATTGACAATAACTGGTATCTTATTGACAAATGTCCCATGAAGACTGACGAACAAAAAGAGCAAGAAGAGAAGAAGAGAGTAGCAATGCTTAAAATGACTCCGAGAGATTTTCTTCTAGCAATTACTGGAATGGGTGTAGACTTTGCCAAGATTAAAGAATTAATGGCAACTAATCCGCAAGTAGAAATTGAGTTGAATTACTGCAACTATGTTTACAGAGGAAATGCTTTACTCGACAAGTTATGTGGTCAGTTCGGCATTACTACTACACAACTTGATGAATTGTTTAAGACTAAGGGTTCTTAATGCAAACGGAATATTTTGAATACGTGGTATGATATAGGTAGAAGGATAACTTCTACCTTTTATATTTTTGATAAGTTATAAAGGAGATAATATGACATATATTCCACGAGATGCAACTTACAGTACAAACCCAATAAAAAACTACCAATTATGGGATGAACAAGCTATGCTTTATCGACCTAACAGTGTTCAAATGGCTGATGCCTTAAATAGTTTAGAAGCTACAAACGCCCTTCAGGCTACAAACGCCCTCCAAGCTGCAGCAAAGCCAGTAGCTAACGCAATTAGTAAGGCTGGTTACTTATTAGCTCCTTTAGGTGAAGCTGCCATGTTCTACGGAGCCGTAGATGCTGCAAAACGTTCCGACGATAGAATTCCTATAAGCGACGTACCTTCTTCGGATTTTGACAATATGACTTTTAATCAAAAGAGTGATGGAACCGTACTACCTTTTATTCAAATCGGGCAAGATGGTGTACCTCAGTATACCCTCCAAGGTGGAGTGGAGGAAAATTATATGCTTCCACCTCAGCCGAACAAAATGGATGATTATTACAAAAAAGCTAGACAATTTTACGGAACGATGAAAACTAACCCACAAGTACCTTTTAACGTTTTTAATAACTTCACCCAAGGCGATAATAAAGATTTACCAGAGTTGTTAAACGGACAAGGAATGGCAAGTAACCTATAAATATAACTTAAATAGTTAACGTCTACTAACATATTATATAAGGATAACAAAATTATGGAACATTTAACATTAGCATTGACACTTATCAACTCTTTAGTTCTCGTTGGATATGGTGTTTTCTACTTTAAAAAGAACTACGAAATTCTTCCTAAAGAGACTTACAATGCTCTTGTGGAAATGTTTGAAGAGCAACAGAAAGAGGAGAAAGCCTCTACACCTTTAGAAGGTGGTTGTGGCGATTTCTTCAGAGACCAAATAGAAGAAGACTACGATGACGAAGGAGAAGAAGAGGGTGAGTAGGAAAGTGTATGTACTGCATATATGCCATAATAAAAAATGTAATAATGGATGGATTGATGTAGATAGAACGCATTGTAAAACCAATCCACCAAAATGGAAATACTGCAAAGAGTGTGCAAAAGAATTAGGAATTGAGTTTGACAAACAAAAGCCTGACGACACTAAATCGGAGGAACAGAAAGCTAACGAGGAAAACCTCAAGAAATGCCCCTAAGTGCCAAGGAAAAATCGTCGTTTTGAGGGGTTGAGTATCAGGTTAAAGTGTTTCTTCATAGGTACTTTAAAATTGCAAAGTTATAAGGAAAAATTGATTTGAAAGCGTATGTAATTAAAGACTTGAATAGTGGGCTGTACTACGATAAAAAAACTAAGTTCGTAGAACCTATGTCTATTAATACTCAATTATTTGCAAGCAAGAATGAAGCAGTGTTATTCGCTTGCTTACAAATTCTTGACGAAGACCTTGCGTGGAGACTTCTCGAGAAAGTTCACGAAAAAGAGAGATGGGAACTAGATTGCAGCAAAGATGAATTTAACGATGCTGTAAAGGCATTTAATCTTACTGTTATCCCTGTAGAAGTCATCGAAGTACACCCTAGCGGGTTATAGTGGAGGTTATTGAAGCATGTTCGGTAAAATAGCAACTTGTTCTTTATTTTTAATTATTGCATATCTGATTGTTATGAGTCAAGTTCCTCAAGGTGAACCTAATATAATAACAAACCAAGTGTGCAAGGATGTTCTCGGTCAAGAGTGTATAGTTGTGTACGAAAAAGCTCCTTATCCTAACGCATATGTAATAGAAGGTATGCCAGTAATTCATTTAGTTGGTGGTATAGAAAAAGTATTCACACCCGAGGAATTGAATTCTGTAATGCTTCATGAAATAGCTCACGTAGCATTAGAACACGCTAGACGTATGGATAATGTAATAAGAGAAAACGGTGATAAAATGTCACCAGTTGTACAATGTAGCGTAGCTAGACAGTTTGAATATGAAAGCGATGACCTTGCAGTGGCTTTATCTGCTAGATATAAAATACCTAGCAAATTAGATGAAGCTTTTATAAATCACGTACCAAGTAATCAAAGAGATATTTTATCTTGTAGTCACCCTACAATCAATCAGAGAATTAGGCGAATTAGAAAAATGGAGCGTATTTATCAAGTTCCTGAGGAGATAAGATGACTTTATTATATACATCCTACTACGGACGACTCAGAGAAATAGAAGAGAGATTTAAAGACAAAGGTGTGTTAAAGATAGCTATTTCCAGAAAAATCCCCAAAGGAGTAAATGTATTTCTCCGTTTAGAAGACTTTGTTCCTTCTCACGATTTAGTTCACATGTTGAAAGATAACATAATAACGAATGAAGAATTCCATAGGATGTATTACGAACAAAATCTCAGAAATTGTGACAAAGATAAATTCAAGAAAGTCATAGCTGACTTGTCTGAGAACTTTCCAATAATAGTCTTTCTTTGCTATGAAAAACCTGACGAGGGTGTATGTCATAGGCATGACTTTGCTAAATGGGCGACGGAAGAATGTGGAATTAGAATTAGAGAGTTCACAGGGAAAAGAGGTGTTCAGCTACGGCTAAAGTCGACTTAATACGTAGTAACGCCCTACTTAAGTGCTGGACAAAAAGAGACTTGCAGAGGGTTTATAAAAAGCTTAAAGACTGGTTTAAAGAATATGGAACGTATTCCATAGATTTTAATAACGCAGAAGAACTTTGTATGATGCTGGATGAGGATTTAGATATTCGCATCCAATGGTCGTTGATAAGACTTATAGAAGAAGATAAGATAGAATTCTTTAAGTTCGATGACGGTAGCTATTGCATTTCGGTATTACCATTCTAGCACACGTGTTTATGATTGTTTAATATAGGTAAAGTAATAATGGAATATACAGTAAAACTTGATAAACATAATAGATACGACCCAACGGCAAGTTGGTGGATAAGGTGTACTTTTCCTAAATTAAGCTATTTGCAAATCCACTTGTACAATCTCATACTAGTACAAGGTGTTTTGCTATTTACTCAAAAATATTTAGCTGAGATATTCACCGTAAATGTTAGTACTATAAAAAGATGGCTTAGAGAGATGGAACGGAACGGACTTATAAAAAAAGTTATAATTTCAAATGGCAGCAAGAAGAAATGTATATTGGTTGCTCTCTATACTCAGCACGGAAAAAGAACTAGGAACGAAATCAAACAATTAGTTAATGAGGGAGTAAAGGCTGCACGCAAGTGGTTAACGTCAGGTAAGTCATCAAAAGAGGCTTTAGACTTTGAAAATATTCCTTTAGATGAGAATTGGGTGTTATCAGAATAATCGGTGTTTTTGTTTGGGGTGCATAATGAACCCCATAATACCTCATTTTGGGGTGCATAATGAGCTATTTATATATAACGTTAGTTATATTAAATACTACAATTAACTCTCTTTGAAGAGAGTTTATTGTTTTGGTTATGTACATAACCAAAGTTAGTTATCTATTGAAATATCTAACTAACTATAATAATCAAGCACGTTAACGTGCTACTATCACACGTTTTTCATTATTACTACTATAATAACTTATACACATTCACTAACGTGAATACTTTTACACGTACGTTACACGTACTAAGTGCTTTTGCACGTTTTTGAGTATGTCGTTAGACAGACGATTTGAGTATGTCGTTAGACAGACGATTTGAGTATGTCGTTAGACAGACGATTTGAGTATGTCGTTAGACAGACGATTTGAGTATGTCTTCAGACAGACGATTTGAGTATGTCTTCAGACAGACGATTCAGTTAATAATACAAGAAAGAAAGAGAAAATACTGCCCGCCGCCCCACTGGGTTACTTGTACGTCCTGGCGGACTATATATTGATATGTTATCTAAATATGTTACATAGTACGTCGTCAGACGGATGACTACAAAAGCCCAGTTTGCCATATACGGTACTCCGTGCATCAACCTATAATACCATCTCCCGCCGTTTTTGAGGTGATTGCTATCCTTCCCTGATACCCCCCATTAATATATATATATATATATGATGATAATGATAATGATAATAATGATAATGATGACAATGACGATGACAATGACGATGACAATGACAATGACAATGACAATGACGATAAAAATAAAAAATATAAAAAATATAAAAAATATAAAAATAATAAAAATAAAAATACTATAATAATATATCTATCTACGATAAAGTACATCATAGATAACTATAAATATAATTAGTCTAATAAAATATTATGTAATCTAATAGATATCTATGTTATATTATGTTGTTAAGGTTTGTAACAAATAATTAAAAATATAAAACAAAACACTTGACATCGTTATCTAAGTGTGTTATAATATAAATGTAATCAGCAAGCGGATATTTAAAAAATTGATTATAATAAAAAGCATGTTACTTAATAAATAGGAGATTAAAACAATGAAAGACGAAATTACTAAAGAAAATATTTTATTAAATATTAAAATTAAAATTCAAAAATCCTCTAAAACCCAAGAAGATTTCAAGGACGAATGGAAAAAAACAGCCAATAAATGGAAGGTAAGATTAATCTATTTTAATACAGAATTCGTAACAGATTTTTACATGGGGCCTGGTTTAGTTGATAAAATGGGCAGACCGAGAAAACCAATAATAAAAGATGTATTATATTCTATGATTGCGGATGACGTAAGCAATATGGATTTCGCTGAATTTTGCGATACCTTCGGCTATGATAACGACTCAATCAAGGCTCTAGAAATATTTAAGGCTTGCCAAAAACAAACAAAAGCATATTATAATATGTTTGATGAAGAAGAAAGAAAAATTCTGCAAGAATTATTGCAAGATTATTAATCCAAACAGTTTAAAACAAAGATGCATGATGAATATAATAAACTAAACTAAAATAAAAATATAAAATAAAATATTAAAATAAAATATTAAAAAAAACGTGCACAAGTGAATAAGTCCTGTCGCATAGGACAAAAGAATGTTAACAAGCGACATAAAATAAAATGGTCATTCGGTGAATGAGATAATCGAGCTGTCGAACTCAACACGGTACAGGGTTAATCAGCGGTGTTGCAATGCGAGCAATATACTTTTCTATCAATTTATTGTGATATCAGTCTGTAAGGACGTACTTATTCTTGTTATGGTAGATTGATAAAAACGTGTATAAGAATAGAAACGAAGGAGGTTTTATATGATGGTAACTTTATTTTACAACGCTATTGTCGTTTGGATTTTGAGCAAGCTATTAGGACAGCAAGGCTTTGGTGGTCTTATATGGTTAGCAGGATTGTTCTTTTGGTTTGATGAAAACTTCTGGTTCGGCATAGGCTTTATAGGTCTTAGTGCTGCATTCGATATGTTAATCGGATTAGCAATCGGCTTGATTGCATTAATTGCAAGTTGGTTTACAGATGATAATTAAAAGGATGAGGTATTGACATGAACAAATATACTTTTTACGTTGGTACTTTTGATAAAGATACCTTCAAAAGAGAGAAAAAATTCAGTGAATTCAAACAGGTATTTGACAGAGTGTTTGAAATGTATACGCTACAACAAGCACAAGGACGTTATGTCATGCAGTCGAATGGCAAAGTCATTAGTGAGCCTACATTCATAGTTACATACTTCATTGACGATGATGATGTAGACTTACATAGGATTGCGGATATTCTAAAAGGTGAACTTAATCAAGAGAGTATTCTTATTGAATTTGATAACGTTGGTAAATTGTACTAAATAATAATTTAAAAGGAGTTTGACATGAGCAAAAAGAAAATTGTCGGTATAGAAAATGGAGAGAATAAACTAGCTAATATAACGAGAGGTAACAGACTTATGGAAAACAATCAAATCACATTATTAAAAACATTAGAATTTTCAGAATTATACGAGAAAGCAAACGTACAGCGACCGTTAACAATTTTTGAATGGGCTATTGCAAAAGAAATGTACATAGACTTTAATAGACTATTTGCTCAATTAGGAGCAATGAATATGACAATTAGCACACTTAAAAGAAAGTTGGAACATATCAACGATGTAAATATCCGTTATTCTAATGACGAATTAATTAATATAGAGTATAGCATGGATAACAACTCTGTTGAGTATGTTGTGGTTACAGTTAGTACACATGAGAACACGGGAAAGTTGTACGTATGCTCAGGATTTGACGTGGCAATCCCTCGTCAAGACTACGAATATGAATGTTTAGATATGAATATGGGACAAAGCATCATTGCAACAAAAAATGACGCACTAAAAGATATCTATGACTAATATAAAACCAGTACAAAACTCAAAATAGAAAGAGGTAATGATTATGACATATATATGCAAAACTTATCAAGGTGAAAACAAAAGATACTTAAGAGGTATTCCGTATAGTAATCTTAAAGGAGGTATTCCTTGACAATGTAGATTATGGATATACTTTAAAAATACTGGTCGAGTGGTTGAACAATAAAAATCAAAAATTATTGCAGGAATTTATGATAAGAATTTTATCTAACCCGAATGACTGGACGATTGCAGATTTAGAAGAGTTGTTTAATAAAAAGAATTAAAGGAGGAATAATATATGAGCGAAGAGAATAACAATAATAACAATAAACAACAAAACAAAGTAGCATACTACTGTGTAATAAGAAGTTATCAAGTAAAGGACTTGAAGTCCATTGAGAATGATAAGTTTAGAGTAGTATTCAGTTTGGACTGTCCGAAACAAGAACAAGGCTTTCACTGTATGCAATCATACAATGATGAAACTATTGAATATGATTACTACGAAGTGGGGTTACAAGACAAGGCCCTGCGTGAGTACATTCAACTATTAAGAGAGGCAGGTGTTGAATATGTTCACTAACATTATAGCTTTATTAGGTTACTATATTACGCTAGCGTACACAACGAATAGTGCACCTGCTTTTAATCAAGCTATGTACATACAATGTATGTATGTAGACAATGGAAACAAACTACACTACGCAAGTACTAACGGCAACATCTATGTTGTTAACAGTTTGTCTGACATGTGCAAGACTCAAGCAGATATCAAGACTGCACGATTTGAACGGGGTGAACTAAGTCAAGAACAGCAAACATTTTTAAAAGTATATTCTTTTAATAAAGAATTATATAACGGATTGCATCCGTAACGTGGTACTATAATAATGTAAACGGAGGTATAAAAATATTATGATGATACTTAAACCAAAACTCAATTTTAATTACAACAAATTAGTAAGGCTTAACCCTAAGCGTGTAGTATTGATTGTGCTACATCATAGATGTGGTAATGGTACTATCGAAAGTATACATCAAGCACACCTCAAACGCGGCTGGGCTGGATGTGGCTATCATTATTATATACGCAAAGACGGTACTATCTATCAAGGAAGACCCACTGAATATGTAGGCTCACATTGCGTTGGCAATAATTCTTGTAGTATAGGTGTTTGTTTTGAGGGTGACTTCAGAAAAGAAAAACCTACACACGAACAGTTGATTGCTTGCAAGGAACTTGAACACGAGTTACGTAATAGGTTTACTACAATTAAAAGGGTACTTAATCATAAAGACTTATGTCAGACTCTTTGTCCTGTAGTTGATTTAAAAGTTATGGTAAGGGAGGTAAAATAACTATGAAAGTTTACGCACTATTTGAAGTTAAGGATGATGATTACGACAAAGGCGAAATAGATACTAATAGAATATTCTTGAATGAAGATGACGCAGTGAAAGAACTTCGTAATGTTCGTGGCTGTTGGTATGTTGAAGAGTTGGAGGTTAAGCTGTAATGGATATTGTAAGAAGGAAAACTATTAACGACAGTTTGATTACACAAGATATCATGGATAAGTTAGTAGTATATACTTATGAGCATCTTGAGAATATATATGAATTCAGTCAGACGGATATTGTAAAGACCTTAATGAGTAAAACTACTAAACTATCTAACGTTACTATAGCTAGAGTTATCAGGGCTATGTTACCTGAAAGCGGTGCTACTGCTAACAGTGTTAACGTAATTATTAACAGACTTAAAAGACGTAGCAATGAAATTGACGAGTTGCTTAACGAGTTAAATTTGGAGGGATAGTAACAGTGACTAATACACCGAACAAAAGAGTAGTATACTTCAAGGCAGATGAGTTGAAGAGGTATGTCTATGGTGAAGTTGGTCTGTTATTCTGCATAGGCAAATCTATGGTGAGTCAGATTATTCAAGCGAAGACACGCAAGTATAAAAAAGAAATAGTACCTAGTCACGTAGCTATAATTAATGGAGAGTTCATATATGAAAGTACTACTGAAATAGTTAACGTGGAAGGCACTAGTAAAACTATACATAGCGGAGTAAGGCGGTGGCTACTGTCAGACTTTATCAAAGCTGAACAGAAAAAGGAAACTGAGTACGCATTCTTTCCTTGCTATGTGAATATTAAAAAGCTTGAACAGTATGTACACTATCCCTACGGGAGAGATACTATAGTAGAGTTCTTATTTAAAGACGAAGCTCAAGGCGATAGTCGTGGATTGATTTGCAGCCAGTATGCAAACATCTGCACCAACTTTATGGACACACCATGTCCAAGTCCAGCCGAGCTATTTCGGAAGATAAAAGAGATAAGAGAACTGAAATAAATGTAGTTCGTTAGAACGTACAACCGAAGGTCGGACACTACACCGACTAATTAAGTCGGACACTACACCGACTGATTAAGTCGGACACTGCTCTTTTTAAAATTATGTTCACAGATTTTGAAATGAAATCCAAAATTGTTGATAGTTAAATTAAGGAGGTATTCCCCTATTATGTATTACAAATTAAAATTAAATAAAGAAGGTACTAAACTTAACGTAATTGATTATGTCGATTACAAACCCAAAAAACCTGACGGTTTTATATATGCAACGCAAGACGAACTTAATCGCATTGAGAAGTCGGTGCTTGAAAGCTATGAAAATATTCTCAATGAAGAGCTAGGACTTTAAGTAAAAAAAAAAAAAATAAAAAACAAGCAAAGGAACGAGTTTAAAACTCGACGTGATATAATAAGTATAGGAACTTTATAAGGAGATTTTAATATGACAGACCAAAAAGAAAAAGTAGCTTGTGCGGAATGCGGAGCTGAAGTAGAACTTGAAGGCGGTTTACTTGTATGGGCTAAAAAGAACCCCGACAAATACAGATGTCCTGAATGCCAAAAGAAAAAATATGCTAATAAAATTGCAGAGGGCAAAGCTAGTAATGCAAAAAGTTTTGTGAAAAAGAGTGAAACTTCTCAATCAAAAGGCTCATTCAGAAAAAGTCCAGTCACTGCAAAGCTCTTGCGTCAATCTTATGATGAAGTAGTCGCGGAATTCGCGGATATTATTGAAGATGTTCGTCCATTGCTCGGTGGTTGGACAACAACTATTGCACTGAGTAAAACTGCATAGTAGAAGTTTTTTATAATGAAAATCAATTACAGTAAAATCGCAAAGCGAATACTCTCGAAATATTACAAAGCTAAAACTAGCTATACGAAGCAAACCCCGAACAACCCAAAAAACACTAGTAACACGAAGGCGAATGACAATAACTATAATTCGCCGTATTAATTCTCTCATTATCCTTGATACGAGAGCAGTAGATTATCACTAACAGTGTAAAGGATGTGCGTATATGACGGACTCTCATTTACAATTACAGACACAGATTGAAGAGTTGACAGCTCAAATTCTTGAGTTGAAAAAGTCGGTGGCTGACGATTTAGTGACTACTCAAGTTCTAATCCGTACGAATAATTTACTGCTTTCTCGTTTTATTTTAGCACTGGAAAAGACTAGGAAGAAAATAGGATTACCCGAGAGGGAAATTGCTTTTAAGTTTGAATTACTTGAAGAAGAATACAAAGAGCTAGTAGCAGAGTTTGGACAAGATGAAGTTGATAAGGCAATGTATCGATTAGATAGATTGTTATTAACGAACAGACAACAGTGTCCAAGAAATATTAAGAAGTATTTGCATAAAAGACTTAAAAAATCTCGTGACGTACGACATATGAAAAAGGCAGATTAAAAGGAGCGTGCATAAGTGGAATTATCCGCATTAATAATGATAGCAGCTTTAATCGTGATGATAGTAGCATTTACATAAACAAAGTAAGAGCATAACAAAATGAGTAAGAGTCGTTCCAATAGTAATAATAATAGCAAAAACAATACGGCAGAGTTTGAGCTGAGGTATCTGAACCGCTTATTTTACTATGGTAAGATTACTAACCTAGACAGTGTGGAAGGAGCGTTGATAATTACTCTTAAATGTTATACTGCAAGTAGATACTTTGGCGGGTACAATAACGTAAGGATTTACGTACCTTCAGACCTTGAAAATGATATCATAAGAGAAGTTACTATCGGTGATGATTACTTCGCAATATGTGCACCTTACAGAGTAACTTTTAAAATGACATACAGGCACAGGGTTGATTTATTGTTACAACTCTTTAAGGCGGTGAATTAATATATGGCTAAAAAGATAGTACAAGGAAATGACACATACGATTTACTAATCGACATTATATTTTCTTTATCGCCTAAACAAGCCACTGCCTTAGCTAAGGAATTAGTTGTGCGATACACGTCTCGTGGCAGGATAAAAAGATATAACACAAAAGGAGAGTTAGACTCTGATGGGCTTATCCGTTTATTACCATTTCAATACAAGCAACTGAGAACTAAGTTTGGCGATAGCTACATCAAAAAAGCATTCACAGAGTTAAGTAACTATATCGAATGGTTGCAAGAACATATTGACGATAGGCAAGGCAATAGACAAAAGCTCACACGCCTCAGTCAAGGAACTCACATGTATTTACTAGGTGAAGGTGAAGGTTGGGTTTATATGAAGTGTAAGAGTTATATATGCAAAGAACGACCGAGACTTAATCTTAACCCTTACCTGATTGACGATTTACCTACCGCACGAGAGTATGTAAGAAGTTTACCTGAAGAGCTGAGGGATAGCATTGATGTCAAAGCTCTTTATAAAAAATTCCCTCAATTAGCAGACCCTGATTTTCTGGAGAATGGCTATGGCGATGAGTAATAATAACGACCAAAGTAAAAACTTTTCTTCCCATAATAAACCTCTTAACTCACCTTCAGATGCGAAAGCATCATCTACCTCAACCGAGGGATATGTGAACAAGCGTAAAAAACTTGAGCCTATCCCTTTGTTGGAGGGTATTGAAGAAATCAGAAATGATTTTGAGGAGAGACTGGAGCAGGGCGATACTGTATATGGTATTGAAATCCTTGACGACTATGTAGAGACTATTCGTAAAGGCTCTATAACTTACATCATAGCACAAGCGAACACAGGCAAATCGTTAGTGAGCCAACAGATAGCTTGTAACTTAGCTAAACAAGGGAAGAAGGTTTTAGTATGCTCGTGTGAAATGGGTGCTGGTCTTTTAATGGAAAGACAAATAAAAATATTGGCTGGCGTAGGAACTATGCAGCTCAAAAATATGTACGAAAATCAGAGAGATACTGCTAATTATATATTAGACAGCATGATTGAAGATGAGAAGTACACCTTCCTGCGAAATATAGACGTATGCGAAACTGGAGGGGCTACAATAGATGACATTATGGAAATGCTTGATTGCTTCCCAGAGTATGAGTATATTATTGTAGACTACATTCAGAGGGTACGGGGAAGTGGCAGTGAGTATGAGAATATTACTCGTTGCTCAATGGAGCTGCAAGCTTACGCTCGGCGTACTGGGAAGAGCTTAATAGTATGTTCTCAAGCAAGCAGAAATTCACAAGACAATGCGAGAGGTGCTAAAGAGAATTCAGGAATGTTGATTAGGGGTAAAGGTTCAGGCAGTATTGAAGAAGACGGTGACGTTGGTCTCAGCCTTCAAGAGCTTTATGAAGACGGTAAGAAATACATACTAGCAACATTATTCAAGAATAGATACGGTGACAAGAATATTTCGTACAAATATATACTTGATAACAGACTAAGACTTGTAAAGGTAAGTAATTTCGATGAGTTCTAATAAAGGCAACAATAACAATAATAGTAAAAAATCAAACAATCTGTTTGCCAGACTACCTAAAGAGATAGCTAAGGCTTTGCTCTTGTTCAAAGCTCTGGATAGTAAGAAAGCGTTACAGCTAACGCAGGCAGTGCTTTACCTTTGGCGTGAGTTTATGATTAAGATAAGAATAACGCCAGTCATTAAAAAGTTTAAAGTTGAATTTTATTACAAAGATACTCACCTCGAAAGAGTAGATGTTGAAAACATTGATGATGTTATCAAGCTGATTGAAGAAATTAAAGAACATAATATGGGAGAATTATAACAATGACTTACGATTTAACAGATGACGGAACTGGAAAAAAGTACGACGGTGGTAAACCTATGGTAGGCACTTTATGTAGAGTATTTCCTCGCGCATTACTGGCTGTCGGTCAGTGCATTATGTTCGGCACTAAAAAATATCCAAAACCAGATAACTGGAAGTTGGTAGAAGGAGCATTCACTAGATATCAAGATAGTATGATGAGACATTATCTAAAATATCAAGCAGGTGAAGTTATGGATAGTGAAACTAAACTTCCACATCTCTCACACATGGCTTGGAATGCGTTAGCTATACTAGAATTATATCTAATGGATAACCCTGAAGTAGTTAAACAGTATCTCAAGTAAATTAAGTAACAAAATGTAAATGTTGTATTTGTACCCTCTTGAAATATAGAGGGTTTTCGTTTATAATGATAAAGTGATATTAAAACAAAAGGAGGTTTACATGGCAAATGATAAATGCATATACAATATCTTTGATATTATCAATAAAGTGAGAGGGCAATAACTATGGGTAGACAAACGTTTTATAAACCTGCAAACAAGATGACTAAAGAACAAATGGAGCTTTACTATTCAATAACTCCTTTGATAAATAAATTGTACTACAAGATTAAATTTATGCCAAAGGATGACGCTCAGTATCGGTTATTTTTTAATGAGGATTTAAGACAAGAACTCCGTGCAAAAGCTTGTGAATTAGCTATGAGATATGATAAGAGTAGTAAGGCAAAGTTTAGCACCTACGCGATTTCAGCCTTGACTAAGTACGCGAATGAGATAAGAAATGATTATAGACTTAGAAGTAGAGCTAATGTAAATTATCCTGTTGCTTTAGTTACTATATACGCAAAAGTAAAAGGCGGTTACTACGATTTTAAAGGTAATAAAGTAATGGAAGAAAACTTTCAGAGACTTTTAGAATGGCAAACTAATCTTACTCAAGGTGTGGTGGGGTTTAGTCAGGACGGAGAACCTTTAGAGATTGAGGATGTAGTAAAAGATGATACTGACTACTATGAAAATTCTTCTATCGCAATGGATAGAGATAGGGCAGTAGAATATTTGGCAAAGTTAAAAGAATGGATGCCTAGCTCTTATCACCTTGACACTATCTGGGATAGGAACGGGATGAACAGTACGAGAACACCAAAGACCTATGCCAGCATCGCTAAGGCTAAAGGTAAGACTGAAGCTGCTATAGAGTCAAGTTACCGGAAAGGTATGAATAAATTAAGAAAGTACATTGGTGCTAACGAAAATACAGTAGAATTATTAAAAGGAGGCATAGAATAGCATTATGGCAAAGACAACAAAAGCTGGTGAAACTATTAAAATTTATACACTTGAATTTAAACTTCCTATCACGGAAGATGAGATTAAAGAAATTCAACGTAAGCCTAAAGGTAAAGTTGCTAAAAACTTCTTAAGCTACATTAAGGCTGTATGCGGTGTAACATTCGAGAAAATCCTAAACCCTGATGAGAAAATTCAAGCGACTACAGTTGGCGAAATTCTTATGGAAGAGTTTATCAAACCTAACAAATTACCCCTATCAGAGCTTGCCTTGCAAACTGATATACCAGAGGGTGAACTGACCAGCATTATTGACGATAGCGGTATCATTACCGAAGACATTGATTTAAAGCTGACGAAGTTCTTCAAACTAAGTAAAGGTTATTTTACTAAATTGCAAAAGGATTTCGATAAACGTTCTAAGAATATGTAACAAAAAGTTAACAAACGTCTTGAAAAATAGTTTACAATATGATACAATGAGGATGAGGAGGTACTTAGCAATGGATGAACAATTAAACGGACAGGTTTACGTTATATCAACAGACGAAGGCGAAAGTATTGCTGAAGATAGTAAAGGCTTTATTCTAGTCTTCGATACTATTAAACAAATTGCCGACTGGGCGGTCACAAATAATATACCATTTGAGAAGATAATAGTAGATAAAGTTAATGTACTAGGAGCTGGCGAGAATGATGATGTATAACGGGATGACTTCTACACACTTTGCTTTATTAGATTACGATGGTTTTGTTTGCAAGGCATTCTTTGCCGCTATAGCTAGAGGTGAAATTGACGATGCTGAGAATGTTCTGCTAGAACTCACCGAGATTGCTATACAAAAGGCTAAAGACTTCTTTGAAACTGAGAACGTTGAAGTATTTAAAGTTATGTCAGGGCATAGCTGGAAAAAAGATTTATATCCTGAGTACAAAGCTAAACGTAAACGTAACCCTTACATTGGAGATTTCAGAGATTATATTCTTGCAAGTCAACCTGATATTTTTAGACCTGAAAGACTAGAAGCTGACGAGTTAATAATCCTGATGCACGATGAGCTTGTCGACGCTGGTAAACAAGTTATAGTCTTCTCAGATGATAAGGACTTGAAATACTATTCTAAACTTCATTGTGGTATAAATGTTGAACAGGAAGTAGAACCTACGTTGAGTAATAACGAATTATATATTCAATTATTAGCAGGAGATAAAGAAGACTGCATTACAGGCATACCTAAGGTTGGCAAAAAGACTGCTGTTAAGTTGCTTGAGAATGAATATACTATCGAAAGAGTTATTCAAGTATACAAAGAAAAAGAAATTAACCTTGATGAATGTATTAAACAGTTAGTCTTAACAATACCAATGGCAAAGCAATTTAACGATAATCCCTATGATATGTATACAGCTTATAGCTTAGTAGTATCAAGGCAAGGCAACGGCGAAGCTAATAATAATGATGCCATAGATAGAAGTATTGAAGGACTCGTTAAATATGTAAGCAATAAAGTGACGGAGGTATATAATAGCAAATGAATAGAATAGAAACGTTAAAAGGAGGTACAGCCCTAAAAGGCTATATTACCCGCAAAGGTTGTGTTTCCTTAAAGGGCTATGAGCGTAAGATATTACGCAAGATGATAATGCACGAGCTAGAGTCTGTTACGTGGTATATTAAATATAGGGAGAATAATTTCTTTATTCACCCTAATAAGTTAGAAGTTTTGCGAAAAAGGAAAAGGACTCTGCTTGAAATGTACAAGAAATTAAATAGAGGAGTAGAATTAAAAAGTGACAAATACTACGAAGACTAATAAAAAACCTACTAACTATAGTCCGTCAGGACGTACAAAAGCCAAAGCTAATACATCTAAAGCATCGAAGAAGCGTAAGGCAATGACAACCCAAGAATACGAAGAGATGCTAATGGAATTTATAAAATCAGAATTTGAGGAGTGTATCTAAAATGATAAGAGCTAAGAAGATATTAGACTTAGATAAGAAAATCACAGATGGCACTATAGTTATCGCTAGTGACATACACATCCCCTTTCAGGACAAGGCAGCGGTTAAGGCATTCCTTAACTATGTGAAAGAGAGACAACCTGAAATAATCGTACTCAACGGTGATGTTCTAGATATGTTTATGCTCTCCAGATTTACAAAGGGAGAAGGGCGTAATCCATTAGAAGAAATTAAGATGTGTCAAGCTTTATTAGGAACTTTACGTAGTACGTGTCCCAACTCAGAAATCTTCTACGTAATAGGCAATCACGAATGCTTCGACAAACGAACCGAAGTATTAACTCCAGATAATGGATGGGTAAATATTAAGGATGCCGTCGAAGGCAAAATAAAATTCGTAACTAGCTATAATATGAAAACTGGAAAGCTAGAAACTTCAGAAGTGACACACCACCACCAAAGTTATTGTTCGGAATTGATATCTGTTGAAACTTGTAATACTAAACAAGTAGTAACTCCGAACCACGAAGTACTCGTTAATGGTGTGGAGAAAGTTCCTGCTTACTTATTAACGAAAGAAAATTTGAATAAAAAGATTTTACCTTGTGCCCAGCGTGCAGAAGAGAATAGTAACAATACCCCGCCTTATACTCCAGATGAAATAAGGCTTATAACTTGGATATGCACTGACGGGTGTATAGTATTTAGCAAGCCTAGAATACAGTTTAAATTGTCTTACCCTGAAAAGATACAAGCTCTAAAAGACTTGTTAGACAGGATGAATATTCCTTATACTTTTAAAGCGGCGACAATGTCAGGTGGTAATAAGTTGCAACCTTATCTTATAAGAGTCTATGGAGAAAAAGCAAGAGATATCATCAAGAAATATTTCAATGATGGTTTAAAACAATTTCCTCGTGACTTCAAAGATTTGAGTGAAGATAATCTAAAAATCTTATTGGAAACTATAATTCAAACCGATGGTGCTCAAAAAGAAAATAGAATATATTTTTATTCAAGCAATAAACATAATATTGATATCGTGCAGGAAGTTTGCGTTAAGAATAATCTATCTTGCAGAGTAAATGAAGGTAGGAGTGGGTTTAATCCATTCAAAAAGACTTTCAAAGCAATGATAACAAGTAATTATAGTTGGGTCAAAAACCAGAATAAAGTAGATGTAGTACCTTATAATGACTTTACATACTGCTTAACAACAAAACTGGGAACTTTAGTCACAAGGATTGACGGCAAGGTAGCAATCACAGGGAACTGTAGGCTAGAGAAATATGTATTAAACAAAGCTCCTGAGCTAGCTTCGTTGATTGAAGATGTCTTCTCTATCATTAAAGTTGAAGATTATAATGTGAGAGGGTGTTCAAGTCTAACTGTCAACGACAACTTCGTAATGAAACACGGAACGTACATCGGTAATAAATCTGGCTTATCTGCAATCAAAGAGATGGAAAATGCTTATATGTCAGGAGCTACAGGTCACGTTCATAGACTCTCAACCTATAGAGCTCGTAAAGCAGGTCGCAAATTTGTATGGATAGAGACTGGATGTCTGTGCGATTTAAACCCTGAATATTGTATAAATCCTAACTGGTGCCAAGGTTTTGCTGTAGTAGAATTTAAGGACGGTAAGCTTTATAAAGCAGACTGTCTTGAAATTGAAAAAGGCAAGATACTTTGAGGGAGGACAGTTGAATGGATATAGACGGTGTAGAAATTACCGATGAGATGAAAGAGGCTGTGGCTTTAGCAGTTCTTTACAGGGAAGACCCGGTGCTAGCTTTGCGAAAAGTTGATAGCTGTCCTAAGAAAATGTCTAATCACGACATTAATCTTATCTACAACAAAATCAGAAATGCTCCAGACTTTGAAGAGTTAAAGAATTCTATCAAGGGCGTAGAGACTCATACTCTTGTAAAAGACGATATGGACACTATAATGCTGATGTACAACAAAATGTTGCGTGAAGCTACGGCTGAGAAAAAGTATGATGTAATTATCCGTATCTTAAAAGAGATTAGGCAAATAAAAGCTATCGAAGATGAGCAAACTAAATTTGAGGTTGTAATAAGAGTGCTAACGCCTGATGAGATAAAAGAAATGAGGGATAGTAAAGATGTACAATCCTAATAACCAGAGATACGTTAAAATTTGTCCACGTATACAACAAACCTACTGCAGCTATTCAAGTGAGTCTTGTAATAACTGCTATTACCTTAAGACTTTTGATGAAGAGTTCTTGATGTTTGCCATAGCACTGAATGAAAGAACCCCTTCGGGCACTGCTGTTTCTAAAATGCTTTCCTAGTATTTTGAATTTGTTACGAAATCAAGTTTACCTTAAAAATAAAAGGACACCCCCTATACCATGTATCTTTATCCTTATAAGATATTTACAATATCAAAAGATAAAAGAATAATTAAGAAATCTCCTAACGGTTTAAAAGCCGTAGGTATATACGATGCTGACAAATTTAATTACAAAGAAGCGTGTGTACAAGCCGAAGGAATAAAAGGTTCAGTCTCTATTCTATTGGGGGAATTTATTAGCGGTATAAAGTTAATATGCCTTGACTTAGATGATTGCTTCCTAGACGACGGAACTGTAGAACCTAAGACTAGAGAATTGCTCAAAGAGTTCTCTCCAGAAGAGTATGAAGTATCTTCCTCAGGCACTGGTATGCACATATACATACTAACCAAAATGAACTTAAGCACATTCATCGTTAAGGAGATGGAAGGAGCTAAAAGCTTTGAATGCTATACAAATAAACGCCACATTGTTACTACTTATTTTGACTTTAATAACACTAATTTGCAAGTAGGTAAACACGACGAATTTCTAAAAGAACTTTATAGGAAGGCTGAAAGTACTAAGAAGCCTAACGAAGATTTAATTCAAAATGTCAAAGTAGTATTCGACGGCACTGAAGTAAACACAAAGGCGGATATTCGTGGAAAGATGTACGGCAGGACTCCTTGTCCTGATATGTTTACACTAAGGAGTAGAGGGTATAAAGACCCTGAACTAATAAATATCATCGACGAAAACCCTGAGAATGTAGACCAATCTGCACACGATGCTAAGCTAATTCGGAAATTGATGTTCTATACATTAAACGATTTCGATGAAGCTTGGGAATTTGCTAAGAAGACTAATTACTACAAGGCTAAAGATAAGCGGCATAAAGATAAATTTGATAACCCTACATATAAAGAACGAACTAAAAACTTTATTCTTGGACGACGTATTTAACAGGCGTGCTAATATATATACAGGAGGGATAACATAATAAATATGAAGAATGACCAAAACAACGAATTTATTACCTGTGAATTTGTAATAAGAAATATCGAGAATTTTTTCTCTGGTAAATGTGGGGAAAATTCTGCTAAAGAAATTATTACGCACCTAGCATTCTGTCCGCATTGTTACGGACTGTATATGGAATATGCTAAAGAAACTGGAGCCGAGATGACATTGTTAAGCGATGTAGATGGCTTTAATGGTATGTTCCCTGAAGTTGCTAAATATGGCATAACTAATCCTAACAAAAATACTTTCTATACAATCTCTACAGAGGATGAAAATGATAAGTATTCCAGAGCCGCAGTAACAATGAACCTCGACGTATTACTACACGTTCAAGCTTTCAAGGATATGGTTGATATTGACTACGAAAACGATAAAGAAGGTAATAAATCATATAAAGATTTTACTGTTTATGCAGATGAGTTTACAAAATTCTTGACATTGAAGACATGTCAAAAGATTGACCACTTGGAAAAATGCCTTGCGGCAAGCAAAGTAGAAGGGAAAGAATAGATAAAGCCCAAATAGAAACTACTATTCACGCAGAAAGAAACTACATCTACATACATTACATTAATCGTAATACGAGGGCTTTAATATACTCGAACCCTGCCCGCAGTCAAGAAATGCTTCAAAGAATACTGATATGGTTGAAAGCAGACCAAGAAAAGGAGTAAAGCAATATGCGAAACTTAAGCTTTTATGCAAAAATATATGTCGATATTGACGGAACATTAGTGTATGGTTCTATGACTAAGTTAATGGATTGGACTTGGAGACACTTTCACTCTTCACTAATTGCGAATATTCTTATATTCTTACAAGAGAGATTTGGGTTGTATAAAGTAAATCGAAAGTTAGTTCATATATTGAATGAAGCTCCTGTAGCTCCTATCTTCCTCACGGCAAGAGCTCATCACCCTAGCACACGACTTCTCATTTCAAAAATCCTAGGGCATAAAACCTTTGAACTTGTAGAACTAGCTTCGGAAGACCCTGCAAATGATAAGGCTCTTTTTATGTTGCAAAGCGATGGACAGGGTACAAAAGTCTGTTTGTTTGACGACACTGAAAGTACAAGAAAATCTGTACGCATTTTGGGTATGGATGCTTTTGCTGTTGAGGGTATGTATGAGGCGCTTATTCAATGAATACCAAGAAGACTACGTACAAGCTTTTTCCAAAACAATTTGAATTTCTCTTCGGCTATGACAAAAGTAGAGTAAACGATATAGTAGCCCTATATGGAGGCGTGACTTGTAAAAAAGGCTCTGCCGAATTCTTATCGCCTACTGGATGGAGACGTATTGATACTCTTACTAAAGAAGACCTTATAGGTGTTTACTATCCAGTAGATGACACTGTTCGATTTGAACATCCTAAAGAAGTCTTTATTTATCCTGCTGATAAATGGTACGAGATTGATAGTAAATTCGTGCATCAAATCAACTGTCCTGTGCATAAGGTTTATACTATCAAGAATGGTAAACCGACTTTCCAAACGATGGAGGCATACTATCAAGAACACATAAATAGCTGTGCTGGACATACCGGAAAATTTGTTACAACTTTTAAAGTAGATGGCAAACCAAACGATTATACCGACGATGAGCTCAGATTTATCGTTGCATTTCAAGCTGACGGTTACTTATTCAATCGTTATAAAAAGTCTAAATGGAATGGTGCCTTTCATCTTAAGAAGCGTAGAAAAATGGCACGTTTAATAAGACTGTTGCGTCGGCTAAAATATAACTTCCATTATATTCAGGAGGAGAGCGGTTATTTTAGAGTTAAAGTGAATGCAAAATACACCTACAAGAAATTCCCTGAGGAGTTTTATAATATATTATCTTCCGCACAACTAAAAGTTATTGCGGATGAGGCTCCATATTGGGATGGAAGTAGAGAAAAAACTAATAATACATATTACTCAAAATTCAAAGAGAATGTAGATTTTATTCAATTCGCAGCAGCGGCAGCGGGGTATAGTGCCAATATCTATACTAGAGATAGAAGCCACGAAATACTTAATCAGGGAAAAAAAATAGTGGATTATACTGAGAATAGAGTCAAATATAGCCCTTATCATACTCGACCTTCTTTATGTGCACCTTATTGCACGCAACAACAAAAATTGGATAAAATTAAAATTCTTCCTGCTGAAGAAGGGGAGCTTAAATACTGTCCTTCTACTTCTACTAAGCTTTGGCTATGTAGAGAATTCGGGAAAATTAGCGTATCGGGAAATTCGGGTAAGACGTTTATCGGAAGTTTAAAAGGTTTACTAATGGCTCTCAAGTTCGCGGGGATAAGAGGGCTCGTAGGTGCTAAGTCTCAAGACCTTTTAGACAATACAACTAAGAGAAAATACGTTGAGCATCTCGAAAATATGGGAATGAAAGAGGGTGTTCATTGGTGGTATACCGATAGAAAACAAGCTATTGTACTGAAGAACGGCTCTGTAATTCGTTTTAAAACTCTATCGGATTGGGAGACCTTCATGTCAGAGGAATTCGGTTTTATTGAGTTTGAAGAAGCTTCATTTTTGGATGAGATTATATTTGACAAACTTATTACTCGTCTACGTCAAAGTGCTAAAGATGGCTGGGAAGACTTTCACAGAGCGATGTTCCTTCATACCAACCCTCAAGGTAAACGAGGTTGGATTAATAAGAAATTCGTAGACCCTAAAACTAAAAGACCTCACTACAGATTTATTCGTTCATCATCAAGGGAGAATTTGTTCTTAGGCTCTGAATACGTTGAGATGTTGGAGGAAAACTATTCCAAAGAGCAGATAGCAGAAATGATTGATGGTTTTGACCCTACCGATGATAATACTATAGCATTTCCTTATTTCTCTACAGAAAAGAATGTTATCGAACATATTAATTACGACCCTAACCATACTCTTATATTAACTTGTGACTTCAACTATAACCCTATGTGCTGGTATCTATCGCAGTTTATAGACGGAAAATGGTACGTCCTGAGAGAACTCATTCAACCTAACGTTACTACTGCAGATATGTGCAAATTAATTCTGCCAGTTTTAGAAAGTTTGAATATACGAGGCAGACAGTTTATGATATGCGGTGATAGCCATGGCAGAGATAAGAAAACTAACGGTACTGATTACGGTGTTATGCTTGGCTTCTTTAGCAATGCAGGCTACTCAATACAAACACGTGTGCAAAAGAATAACCCATTAATCAAAGAACGTCTAGCAATATTACGTAAGTTTATTTGTAACGGCAAAAATGAACGCAATTTCTTTGTAGATAGTAGTTGTAAGTGGCTATTGTACAACTTTGATGAATGCAAAAATGACCTTGCTAATGCGGGATTAAAAATACCTACAGACAAAGAAATTCAAAATGATGATAATAAACGTCACTTAATACACCCAATCGATGCTATTAGTTATCCTATCTGGTTCTTTGAAACTTTACAGACGGCAGTGGATATCTCTAAGGGTAGCGATAAGAGACGGTGTTAGTTTGGTATATGTTATAATATATTTAGAAGAACAACAACATAACTATTAAGGAGTGAACTACCAGTATGACTAAAGGAGTTTCATTCGGTGGAGTTGATTTTCCGCCTTCTACCACACAACAAACACAAATATCTGATGAAGTAGTGACTACGAAAGAAAAATACTACAATCTCAAAAATTACAAAGATGAATTATCAGATTTCGTAGTAAAGAAATATAAAAGTTTAGATTGCATTTCGAGAATGAAAGCTGATTTTGATAAGCTTTTCTCGGTAATTTTTAATGGTGCAGTCTCTGGAGATAAAGAGAGATTTCCTCACACCGCAGAATTGTATAAAGTGTATAAAGCAGCCCTTATTCAGGCTTGTTTGTCAGGATACACGGCACTTTTTAGTTCTACAGGTTTAGATGCTTATTCAATTCTTAAATCACCTGAAGTAAGGAAGGTAATGACTGAACAATTTAAGTCTATTGCTTTGCTTGAAAACCTATCTGCTGAAACCGTAGACGACTGGTTACTTAAGGGTGAAGCTGTAGAGTTTATTAAGCTAAAGACTAACGCCGAAGAATACAGGGTTAAGGCTACTATGACCGACCAGACAACAGGTCAGGACATTCTAAGCTTTAAAATTAAAGAAGGTGTTAGCTATGACAGCCTAGAGACTGAAAGAATTGACCCATTAAACTTTTTCTGTGATGCGTATGATTACAAGAAAGACCCTAGAGGATGTGCTAAAATAATCCGTTCTTACATAGACTCCAAAACCCTCCTCTCTTCCTCTGCATATCCTCTTCTTTCTTCTGAAGATAAACAAGAGATTGTCAACTCAGTTGGCAGGAACGGTAGGGGTATAAATAATTTCTTTGCGTGGACTGCTTTTGCAGGAGATACGCCCAACTCGTCTAGAACTGATAAAGATAATATTGAAGTTCTTACATATTATGGAGATTACATAGCTAAGGATTACAATGTTCTAAGTAATATCGTGGCTACGGTAGTAGGGAATAAATTGGCAGATGTAAGATACTCTGCAATATCTACTCCTCGTATTATCTACGCTCCGTACAAGATTGATAAAGATACTCACAGAGGAATTTCTCCACTGTTAGCATCTGAGGTTGTTAACGAACTTATTAATAAAGTAGTTGACTTATACATTCAAAACTTAGATATCACTTCAGTTCCTTTAATGATGTACACACAAGGTAGTATGTCTAAAATGCAAGCAGACAGAGTGTGGAAGGATAGACAGATAGAGTTTGCGGATGCTGTAACTCCACCTACATTCTTTAATGCTCAACCTGCTAACCCTCAAGGTATAAACCTTATGCAGATGATATTAGAACAGAGCAAGAATGTTCTAGGATTGAATAATTACCTCGCAGGGGACACTGATGGAGCTGTAAGAACTGCTCGTGAAAGTTCTATACTATTTGAAAAGGCTAATGCCAGAATGAGAGTAGAGACCGATGTATTCAGCTATAACTTTATGTTGCCTTTGTTTACTTGCTTCTACTGCTTCAATAGGGAGCTTGCCATTGCGTACGACAATCCTTTATACCCTATATACGCTGACCCTAATTTAAAGATTAGTATAAGCACTAACGCATCTAAGGCAGATGAGGAAGGTGAATTCCAAAGACTGATGAATATGTTACAATTACCTATTTCTCAGATGATATTCTCTAACTTAAAACCTGACCAAGTTCTTATTGCAGTTAGATACTTAATGGCTAAGGCACAGCTTGATGATGCAGATAATTTACTGGAATTGTTTGACTCTGAAGGAAACCCTACTACATACGTAGACGACAGTACAGCCCTATCGGGCAACCCTTCACAACAACCAGAATTGCCACAACAAGAGGGTGATATGACTAATAATATTGATAACAATGATATTCAACAACAATAATAAGGAGATTTATTAAATGTCAGATGAACTTAACAAGAATGAAGGGAAAATCATTCCTAACGAAATGAACGTTCCAGAGGAACCAGTAACCGCTCCTGAGGAAAAGACAGAAGAAATAATCGTCCCTCAGACAGAACAGGATGAAATTCCTACCGAAGAAGAAAAAGAAGAAAAAGTAGTAGAGGTACCTACTGAAGAAGAGGAAAAAGAGGAAAAACCCGAAGCGGAAGAACCTTCCGAACCTTCACCTGAACCTTCTCCCGAGCCAGCAGAACAGCCCGATAGGGCAACAGAACCAACGGAAGAACCTACTGAAGAGGAGGAAGAAGAAGAAGAAGAAGAAGACGACCTCCCAACAGTAGAAGATTTTGAAAGAGTTCAAGCTGAGCTAGAAGAAATTAAAATTGCTGAAGCTGATAGACAAGTAATGCAGCAGTTAAAAGATAGAGATGCAGGTAGAGAACAACAACTCAGAGCTATCGAAGGACAACTTGCTGATAGACTTGAACTAGAGCTTAATAGATATGGTATCGATTTAAACAAATCATTAGCCGAACTTCAAAAAGAAGATGCTGCTAAATTTCAAATTGCTCAAGGTTTAATTAATCAATCTCGTGTACAAGTAGAACAGGCTAGAGCCTTTATGGAAGAGCAGAAAGCTGCAGATGCTAGAGAAGCTATCTTTAATAAAGCAGGTATGCTTATGGCTAAATATGATTTAGCTGAAGATGAAGCTAATTCAGTAGCTGAAACCTTCCTTGATATTATCGACGCTGCAGGCGTAAGAGACTTAGGCGAAGACCTTAAAAGTAAAGTAGAACTTGCAGTAGCTAAAGTGAGGTTCGTAGGCGGCAAGCTTAAGAAAGCAGTTAAAGAAACTAAAGAAGCTGTTGAGGCAGCTCAAGACGTTGTGGGTGCGGTTAAAGACGCTATCAAAGAGGAAAAGAAAGAGCAGCCTGATAAGGCAGAGCCACCTAAAGAGCCTGTTGTAGTAGATGTCCCTACCGGGACGGATGTCCCTACCGTGACGGATGTCCCTACCGGGACGGATGTCCCTACCGTGACGGAAGAAATTAAAAAGGAAGCACTGGCTGAAGCTATGGGAGACGCAGTACCTGAAACAAACAAGAACGCTCCAATCGAAGGAGACGGTGCAACTGTAGATAACGTTCTCGAAAAACTTATGGCTACTCCGTTTAAAGATAGAGTAGAGTTCTACAAAAAACACGAAGCTTTAATTAATGAAGCTCGTAAGATACAGTTAAGAAATGAAAGTATGAACAATGGCTTCTTTAACTAGAAAAACTATTACACACAAGCTATTCCGTTCATTATTTAACGCATTCAAGGGCGAGATTGAGGAAATAGCCTCTCTCCGCCCGACGGATGACGATAGAAAACAAGGGGAAAGATTAGCCCTCATGGCTACATCAATAGCTGCAGGGGTCGGTATAGCTGTAGCACCTGCTCTAACACCCATCATAGCTAAAGTATTTGCTTACGGTATTAGGGATATGAAAGACGGAATTACTAATAATGATAAATTAATTATTGAAAGAATTCAAAAAGAATTGAAATATGAATTCTCAAATGATGAGCAGTTTTCTAAACTGTTGAAACCAGATAAATAATTCTCAGTGGTTTATGGAATAGAAAAGGCTTTCAAAAGGGAAAGTGGGAAACCCTTATAAACCCCAAAGACGTTTGATTAGAAAAATATTTAATTTTAAAAAGGAGATTTAAAAATGGCAGATGGCGTAGGAAATAGCTATGGCGTACAATTAGCTACCAAGTTACAGATGTTGTTAGACCAACCAACCTCTGACCTTGCGTCAAAACTCGTTAACAAAGATTATTCAGGCGAGTTCTTCAAAATCGGTGATACCGTACAAATTTGTAAGGTTGACCCGAAATCTGTTAACGTAGAAGTTGGTACTTCTTACTCTCTTTCAAATGGTGTAGAAAGTAGAACTGGCGTAGCTGGTACTATCCCTGCATCACCGAGCCAGTCTGGAGCTGACGACTTCCTTCCTGTTAGAGAATTGAATTTCTCCGCAACTGAGTTGAGAATTGATAAGACTGCAAAATACGCATTCTATGTATCTGAAATCAACAACGTTGAAGGCAAATGGAACTATGAAAGCTCTGGTCTTGACTTGGCAGCACAGAGAATTAAGAAAGAACACAACCTCGAAGTTGCTCAAGCAATCGTAGATGATGCAGTAGCTGGCTTACAAACTGGTGCATCTGGTACTCACGTAATGACTATTGGTACTCCAGCAGCACCTATTTCTTTGGCAGCAGCAACAGCAGGTGATGACCTCTATAAAAAGGTATTCACTAAGTTGTTTGCAAAATTGCACAATAAAGGTGCTATTACGGCAGACGGTAAATGGACTGCAGGCTCTAACCCTCAGGAAGCTAAGAGAATTGCAGCAAACGTTTACGTTCCGATGGTAGGTTACAATGAGTTCTTAACTTCTAAGTACTTCACTGACCGTTCAACTACGGCAGCAGATGATAGAGTTGAAAATGGTAACATCTCTAAAATCTTGGGTATGGACTTAGGTATTGAACCTTCTCTTGACCCTGCAGATGCAGACACTGCAAGAAAAATTACTATTGGTGCAGTAGATGCTACCGAAGCAGATGCGGACTGCTTCGTAGTAATCGCAGGTACTGGTAACACAGTAACTATGGCTAACAAAGCACTTCCTCCGAGAAAATTTGAAAGCCACACTCGATATGGCGAAGAATATCACGGTTTGGAAATCTACGGTTTGAAAGTATTCAACCCTGAATGTGCTGTCGTAGCATTCGTTAAGATTGCCTAGGTAGTCTTAAGATACACAGATACGGAGGTCTTGGCGGTATCCCTCTTTAAAAAAGACCGCCTTTTCTTTATTGCGTGATATAATATAATTAGAGCACTCGTAACAGAAGGAGTATTATTTTATATGACATACCAAGTTAAAGATTTATACAACGAAGTTGCTGTAGCTACAGGTTTTCCGTTATATACTAATGCAACGGACACACCTGATACTAACAGGTTCTTATTACATAATATAGCTCAAGCACTCATAAACGTAATTGATACGTTATACATTTCTATGAATTGTTTGGAACGTACTGATAAAATCACTACGTCCAAAGGAGTAGCTGACTACGGACTTGAAGGTATAATTAAAAACATTCAGTATAAAGATGACAATGGTAAATTCAGAGATATTCCATTCTTAAATGAAACTAATCAGTTAGATGAAGAATTGAATGCAGGCAGACCTGAAGGACATCCTGAAGGTTATGTAATAAAAGGTGGATATCTGCACTTAGTACCTACTCCAGATAAGGCTTATGAACTTACTATCACGGTGTCTACTAAAGACTTAGTTTGGGCTAATAATGATACGTCAAAAACTATTATCTCTTCTATCGATGATGCCATAATGGCTTCTAATGCTTTTGTTGAATTAGTGTCCCTAAAAGCGTGTGTGCTAGTTTTTGCAAGATTAAACAATCAGAATGCAGAGATGTACAATGATTTATTTAAAGCTCGTAAGAATAACTTCATCGAACACGACTATAAGACTATGGAAGCTGAAAGAGGCTTGTCACGCCAAGCAGGGCATTATAACTATGCTGATGGTTTATTGAATGACAGACGTTATATGCCGTATAGAAGAGGATGGGGGTTGTAATCTATGGCAACATATAAAGAACGTTCAGTTGCTTATAAAGGTGGAGGTTTATCTTTTTCAGACTTTTCTAAAGGCTTATACTTGTTAGATACTCCTAGAAGTATTAACGAGCAATTAGGCTCTTTAGCTATGACTGGCGGAAGAAATTGCTGGGCTGAAAAAGGAGCTTTAGTAAGTCAACACGGATATCAGATAAGAGCCACTCTCCCTAAAGATACTATACTCTCTGGTTTTACAAAATGTAATGCTGGAGATACTTCGATGTTTATAGTTGCTGGTACTGGGGAGGTTTACTTTTACACAGCTAGAGAAGGGCTTAAAAAATACAAGACGAATATCGAAACTGCAACTGGAGTTAATCCTACGGACATTATCCTTACCCGTAAGAATAGAGATATGTTCTTTGTTATGGGTGGACAGAGTTATATGTTCGGTTCCTTTTATGAAGATGAAAGTGTAACTCCTGTAGAAATTTGTTCAGGTATCAACTTTGCTAGCTCAGGCAGCATAGCTGAAGCTGACATTCCTAACGAATTTATCGACTACTTCTGGGTAGATAAAGAATTTGCCGTAGGCACTAATGACGTACAAGTTACTGTTCTATCTATTACTCAAAAGCCTGACCAAGCTACGTTTCACGTAAGGTTTACGCTAGCCGATAGCGAACAAGTAATCACTAGCCCTGCAACTATCAGTGAAAAGACTATAAGACCTTTTGATACTGCATACTACCCCGAAGACATAGAGCCTACTGTACCAACTGACCCTACCGAACCAACTGACCCTACCGAACCAACTGACCCTACCGA